CGTTGCGGGGGCTCTGTCATGTCGATGAGGCGCTGTGCCTTCAGCAGCAGATGCTTGAAGCGGTCCTCATCGAAATGGACCCATTCGGTATGCACATCATCTGTGTTCTTGTTGACCCCCATATACAGTGCGCGGTCAATCTGCATGAGGCCCATGTAGATGATCATCTGGTCATAGTGCTGGGGCTTAGCCTCTTTGACCTTCTTGGCAACGAGGGCCGTGTATGACTTGTCGTTGTGTGTTTTGAACTCCAGCACGCACGGTGTCTTTGGCGCCTCTGGCACGCCTTGCGCCACGCCATCAAGGCTGCCGCCAAAGTGCCCATTGCAGGCGCTCACGCGCCACTGTGCGCCCGTGTCTGGGTCTGTCTCCCAGACTGTCGCGCCAATGCCACGCAGCTCCTCAATCAGGCGCGACTCTTCGCGCACGCCACTGCTGAACAAGCGCAATATTCGGCCAGGAAACGAGGGCTTGAGCGCCCATCGCCAGGTGTTCCAGATGTAGCGTTCGCACTCATGGCCGATGAGGGACGCGCCCATGTGCGGGCGGTGCTCTTGCGGCTTGCTCTCGTACCACTTGACGATGGCCGCGCTGGTTGTGTGTTGGGATTCAGGTAGTGTTGCCACAAAAGGCTCCTGTGAGTCTTCGTCAAACAAACTGCGTTGTGGATTGTTGGCTTTTACCGTCTCGGCATCTTCAACAATGACCATGTATTCCTTGTTCGCCCGTGTCTTCTCCATGTGACAGTTGGCGCAAAGAACTTGGTACGTTGAATGTCTGTCGTCATCTCGTATGACTTGTTCATACAGTGTCATCCCAGAACAAACGCCGTTGCTGCCAAAGTTTGTGCGTCTGTAAATCGGCTTGATGTGGTCAATCTGCAGAACTTCGTGGTTGCCCAACTGGCAAACTTTGCATGCGCCTCCAAGCAAATTGATGGCAAGCGAACGCTTCGTTTTTGTTCTTTCGCGTCGGACAGGATTCCGTTTCTCTGCGCTTTGGCGACACCAATTCCTCTGATACGTTCTTTTGCTTTCAATGTTCTTGTAAGCCATGTCTCAACATGAAGGAGGTGGCCCACGCGCAACCGTGGGCTGTTGCATTCAGGAGACTCCGACGCTCACCGGGCTTCCGGCCACCTATTGATCAACGTGCCCAGGGGCGCGAACCACCAGCAGGCGCGGCGGGCTTTGCGGCAGGCGCTGGCGCTGCGGCCTTCGCGGCTCCATACCCAACGATGCGATTGCGATCCGGCTCCTTGCGGTCGATCTCGACCTGAATCAGGAACGGGATGTCATGCAGTTGCTCGGTGTCATCCATGTCCAGCACATTGACTGCCATGCACAGAGCGCCCAGCGCAGCCTTGGCAATGTCCTCGGCTTGCTTGTTAGGGTTGCTGATGTTCAGGCGCTCCCACAGGCGACGGCCTGAGAACTCGCCGTCAGTGATCTGCATCTCAAGCTCGATGTACTGGCCGGTGCCAGCCTTGGTGTCGCGGATGTCTGACTTGGTGATGATGCATTCGTACTTGCCAGGCGGCAGCGGGCCACGGGTGGGCGCTTGAGAAACGGGGGCATCGTTGGCGTTGAAGGTGAAGCGGGCCATGTAAGTTCCTAGTTGATTGATGGTTTGATCAAGCCTGCAGTTGAGACGCCAGCGCGTCCCATGAAAGCGCGCAATCGCGCAGGCCAAAACGATTGCCCGATGGGTAGGCGGGGTGTGCTTCAAGGTGCAGCACGCGCTCGCCTGTCTTGATGGCTTTGGTTTCTTTCTGCCCAAAGCCAGCATCTGTCTTCTTCACCGCAATCTTGTGCGCGGCGAAGCCAATGATGTCTGCCCATTCCTCAAGAAGCGCAGACGCCTTGGTGTGCAGCTTCAGCGTCCAAGCGTCATAGCCTTCCGCTGTTGGGCTTTCAATGTGGGTCTGCTTAACGTGGCAGATGACAATGATGTTCATGTCGCAGTCGCGCCGCAGCGTCTCCAGACCGTCGAGCAACGTCTTCCACTCTGTAGCTGCAGCCATGTAGCCCTTGCCGTAGCCAGGCGTTTCAATCGATTCCCACTTGTGCTGGCGGCACACATACGCGTGCAGCAACGGCTCAAGCCAATCGGCGCTGTCGATGACCAGCGTCTTGAAATCGTGCTTCTCGTTAATGAGCGTGCCGATGGCTGCGTACACATCATCCATGCTGGACGCGAGCGGGAACGCGTCAACGTCTAGGCCAGCAAGGCCGTCCTCCAGCGGCAGGAACACGGGCTTTGGTGCGTCTGCAGCCATCGATGACTTGCCCACCTTGGACACGCCGCTGATGACTGCCTTAATGGCGCTTTTGCGGCGGGACTTAGAGACTGATGAAAGGTTAAATGCCATGTGACTTCTTTCTGTATGTGCGAGTCAGTCGCGCATGCGCTGAAACGCGTTTGCTTTGTGTGTATCCGACAGGGGTGATGAGGTGTTTCACGCGTTGGCTAAAGCCTCCCCACGCGTTAGCGTGGTGGGGCTCTGACAATCCGTTGGCTTGCGCCCACGTTCTGAACTGCTCCAATGAGAACTCTTCAGTAGCGCAGTGCGTGAGCCAATACGCAAACGCGGCTTGCGCCTCATCCGCCCACAGTCGGGCGTTCTCCATGACGCGATCAATGCCCGCGTCTCGCAGTAACGCGCCTTGCATTACTTGCCCGCGAACTTAATTTCGACTGCAGTCTTGGCGGGCTTCGTTTCCACCGCTTGCGCGATGGAGCGCCACAGGTCAGGGCGCTCTGCGCGGATAGCCTTCAGCCGCGTGTCATCCGCTTCCACCTTGGTTTTAATGGGGCGGATGTCGTCGGGCCATGAGCCCGTCAGAAGGATGAGCGCGTCTACATCGCACTTGTACGTCACCTTGCCGGTAAGCTTGATGCGCGTGCCCTTGTCCGTGGTGAACGTGTCAGAGCCTTCTTCTCTTGCTGGGTGCAGCTTGAGGATTTCTTCCTCGATGCCAATGCGCTCTGCCTTGGCGGCTTCTTCTCGTTGCTTGGCAATGCTCCACAGCGTTGCCAGTTTGTCTATCTCGCTCATGTTGGGCCTCGTTGGTTGTGGTGGGTCTAGAAAGGTGCGGCGGGGCCGTTTGCAGCCTCTCGCCTTACTGCCGCCTGTGTCGGCGGCTTGACGGTTCCGAAGGGCCAGCCTGGTGGGGCGGTGGGCGCCTTACGACCATTGGGGAGTGTGTTCATCGTTGGCTCGTTGGGTTGGGGATTGGATTGGAGCACGGTGATGCGGGAATCGCAATACTTGAGTCAACAACTTTCTCAAGTGTTGTAAATCGGTGAAGGTTGGCGCACTGGTAGCGGCGACGGGTGGAGTTGTCGCGGCGTTGCACGGTTTCCAGCACTTCGCACCATGTGTTACAGGTTGGACACTTCATCGGTACAGGCTAACCAAAGCGACAACGGCAACGATTACGCACCCGGCAAGCCCAGCGGCCCACAGCAGGTCAACAAGTGTGGCTCGCATGGCGGCGTCTTCTGGAAGCTCGCACGCTTGGCGGGCTGGGCAGGCGCGGCCTTGGCTGCATTGGCTGTTGCAGCAGCTTTCTGTACGTTCCATTGCACTCTCCTTGCGTATTCCCAGACCGACGCGGCCTGGATGATTTCCCTTGCGGGCGGGTTGCTGGCGTTTTTGCGCACCTCAAGCAGCTCAGGTGCTTTGGGGATGGTCTTGTACTGAGCTTTGTACGCATGGCCGATGTTGTGGATGTGGCCTTCGCGTACTAGGCGCTTGATAGTGGCTACGCTGCAGTCAACTCGGTCCAGGATTTCCCGCGTGGTGCGCGGTATCTTGCACAGTTCGACTATCTCTTGGCGCTTGCGGGCGTATTCTTCGTAGGTGTTCATGCGTTGCGCTCCTTAGTAGCCGTGAGGCGTGCTGCCTTCCATCCAACCCGGCTTTTTGGGCAATGGCGCCCAGCCGAGATAGCCGCCTGTTCCTGGCGCGTATTGGCCATAGACCGCCACGCCGCCTGCGGTCAATAGTTGCACCTTGGCCGACAGCGGGCAGGTGTGCAGGGGCCTCCAGAAGTAGTCTTGATCGACTGCGGCTGACTTGTCGCCATTGAGTTTGACGGTCATTGTTCAACCTTTGAATATGCTTCTTTTGCTTCCTGCAATGCAGGGTGTTCGCCGTCCACTTCCATCAAACGGTTTTCTAGCGTGTTGCAGTAACTGATGAGGCGGCGTAGTGCAGCGCCAAGTTCTTTGTTTACGCCATGTAGACGGCGAATCTCTGCGGCGGCTTGCATCGCGTGCTTGTCGAGCACAACAGGCTCCATCAGCGCATCAGCCAGCCGCAAGGCTTTGGGTTGTGTGGTCATTTGGCGCTCGCTTTCTGCGTGCACTCGGCGCAGCGCCACAGCTTTAGCCGCGTGTAGAGCGAGCCGCCGCGTATTTCTTTCTTCTGGTTGCAGGCTGAGCAGTTCTTACGAAACGCCATGCCGGGGCCAGAGCCGCGCTGGTTCATGGTGTAGTCGCGCACGTTGCTGTGGTTGCTCATGCTTCCCCCCTTGCGCGGATGGCGGCGGCACATTCCGGCCAATCAAAAGCATTTGATTCTTCACACACCTTCGCACACGCCTCGCGCTCGGCAGCGGCGACAAGGGCGGCGAAGCGTTCAATTTCATCTAATGTTCCGGCGTAGTACGAACTGCGATAGTTGTAATCGGCTGGCATTGAATCAATCCCAGCCTCCCGCGCCAGTTTGATGATGTCGTCGCGGGTCATGCCTCCTCCTGGCTCATAACTTCAAGTTGAGAGCGCAGCCGATCAATCCGCGTCTCATGGTAGAGAACCATCGCGGACGCGTAGTCGCGGGCTGTTTGTGCTTCAAGCAAACCGCGTCGAGCTTGGTCAAGCTCGCGGGCGATCAGTTCTTCAGGCGACGGGTTGCGGAAGGGGTTGAGTAGCTTCATGGTTGCTCCGTGATTGGGGTGACGCGATCCTAGTTGAGGAAAGCGCACACACGGAGCATTGCCGAGTAATTCACTCGGGCAGTTGCGTATCCGCTACGGACGTATCCAAAGCACCGGAGATGCCCAGGAAACCTGCTGGTCTTGCATGAGCTTGGCCGCGTCTGTGATGAGCGTAAGGTTGAACGTGTCGCGACGATAGCCACGGCGGATGTACGCCAGCACTTGGCGCCCGTCTGTTAACGCGCAGAGGTTCATAGCTTCCAAGCGTTCCTTTGGGTCTTGCTGGGCGGCGGAGATGAACAGCAACCAGCCGTCTTTGCAGTGCCCTGGCTCTCGGCATTGGATGGCGTAGGCGTCCGATGGGACGTCTGCGGGCGCCACCACCTTCTCATGTGTACGCGCTGCCAGCAGTTGCACGATGCCCTCGCTGCCGCAGATGCCAGAGATGGGCACGCGCTTGATGCCGTCATCGGTGGGGATGCCAGCTTCGCGCAGGACTTCCGAGGTTGCAACGCCGAGGATTTCGCTAATACGATGCGCCTCCGCGAGCGTCATCCTGCGCTGTCCCCTGAGCATCAGGGAAACCGCCGCAGGGTCGATGTTCAGCAGCTTGGCTAGGCCGCGCTGGCTTAAGTGCTTGTCCTGAAGTTGTCGCCGGAACCATTTGGTGTTCATCGGTCTACATTGCACTACACTCATCGTTGCGTCAATCGCACCATCCCCATTCATCAACATCATTTCCTTATGAGCATAGAAACCAAACACAAACTTGAACCCGCCTTCAGCATCCTTGAGCGCCTGGGCGGTAAGTCAGCCGTATCTGCAGAGCTGCAGGTTGCGCCGTCTACCTTGTCGCGCTGGTGTACGCCTGTGCCGGAAGGCACCGGGGGTACGGTGCCTGTGCGCCATTGGTCTGCGCTGCAGAAGATGGCAAAGGCGCGGGGCGTCAGCGTCACCTTGTCAGAACTTGCCAAGCGTTGAGGCCGCATGGATGCAGCGGCACCAACGATGCAAAACAGCGACTTCCTGGCCGAGGTCTACGGCCCACTTGCGGTAGATGAGTACGGCTGGGTCTGCAGCTTTCGGATGCCTCCAGAGCACGGCGACTGGTCTGGCCGCGCTTATCGAGGCACTGACAGACAGGCGGAATTGATCGATTCCGCATCCTTCGACAACACCTATTTCTCGGTTTCAGTTCTCGCGGGCTTCGCGGAGTCTGGCAAATGGGCGCGGCAGAAGTCCACGTTCAAGCGCCTGGCGGCGCTGGTTGCGGACGATGTGGACCCGTCGCGGGTGCTGGGGTATTCATGGGCGCTGCAGACTTCGCCGGGGAAATGGCAAGTCGGCGTAAAGCTAGACCCTGCGGACCCTGACTGTGCGGATATGGCGCTGGTTGATCGCGTCATGGCCTCGCTGGCATCGCGTGGACATCTAGGCGCGGACAAGTCGGGCAATGCAATTTCCCGCTATGTACGCCTTCCAAATGGGACTAACACCAAGCCTCGCGCTGCAGGGCCTTGGCGGCACCAGTTGGCCGAATGGCACCCCTCTATCTGCTGGCCTTTGGCCGACGCGTGCGCCGCTTTCGGCATTGAGCTGGACGATTTGCGGGCTAAACCTGTCGAGGCGTTGCGTACACGCAACAGCACGGATGGGGCCGTTTCGATGGGCTCTGCAGCGGGGGATGCGCTCTCAATGCTGTCGGCGCCGCTGTCAGAACGGTCCTATCACGATGCCTTGATTCGCATGGCGGCTTCGCTGGTTAAGGGCGGCATGTATCCGGGCGCGGTGGTGGACTTCCTGTATTCGCTCATGAATCAGGTTAAGCCTGCGGGGCCTCATGAGGAGGTTGCGCGGTGGGCTGCGCGTAGGGCTGAGATTCCACGGGCTGTGCGGTCGGCTGAGAAGTTTGCGCCGCCTGATAGGGCGCCTGTTGCGGTCACTGTGCGGCTGGGCGATGCGCCCACTGTGGACGCGCCTGAAGACTTGCTGCTGAGTCTGGATGAGCTAGCCAAACGCTCTGCGGCTGTGCGCTGGCAGGTGAAGCACGTTATTCCGGCTGACTCCCTGGGCATGCTCTTTGGCGCGTCGGGGACGTTCAAGTCCTTTGTCGCGCTCGATCATGCTTTGCATGTGGCGCATGGCATGCCGTGGCTGGGCAAGAAGACTGCGCGAGGCCACGTTGTCTACGTTGCTGCCGAAGGCGGGGCGGGTATCTATAGGCGCGTAGCCGCCTGGCATCAGGAGCGGGGCTTGCCTGTCTCGGACGCGTTCTCTGTCTGTATCACGCCCTTGGTGTTGAGCTTATCTGATCAGGTGGAGCTGCTGGCATCGGCTATTGCGGCTATGCCGGTGGTCCCTGTCTTGGTCTATGTGGACACGCTCTCGCAGACCTTTGCGGGCGATGAGAACTCAGCGACCGACATCGCAGGGTATCTGCGCCAGCTCAACGCAGGCATACGCGCACGCTTTAACTGCACGGTCATCGTGATCCATCACTCAGGCCACGCTGCCACGGAGCGCCCGCGAGGATCTTCTGCCATCACGGCCAATGTGGACTTCATGCTGGGCGCGTATCGGCCCGATGCTGGCGCTCTCCTGGCCCGCCTGGACTTCATCAAGCAAAAGGATGGCGACAGGCTGGGCTCGCAGGGCTTTGAGCTTCGACGCGTGGTGCTCGGTCAGGATGAGGACGGCGAGGAGTTCTCATCGCTCGTTGCTTGCTGGTCGGATGTGGCGCAAAGGGTGCTGGCTAATGTGGCCGTCAAGTTAGCTGGTCACGAGAAGACGCTGCTGGGCCTGTTAGACGCTGCTGGTGGCTACATCGTGGAGCGTGATCTTCGGCACATGTTCTATGACGCGGTAGCCAAAGAGTGCAAGGAATCCGGCAAGGAATACAGCCAAGAAGCGGCCAAGAAAGCCATCCAACGCGCCTATGCGAGCTTGTCGGCCAAGGCTTTGGCGGCCCTTGGGACCGATGGCATGGTGCGCAGGCTGGGCGCGGCATAATGTTGCCGGGACATTTGCCGGGACATTTTGAAAGACATTGCCGGGACATTTGTCCCGTGGGCATAGCAGAATGGGGGGACAGACGGGACATGTGACTGAACATGTCCCGGATGTCCCGCCTGATGCCGGGACATTTTTGCTTTTGGAGGAATCATCATGGAAGTGACCTCATACGCGGGGTTTAAGTTTGTGCGGGGCAATGAAGAACCGTACAAGCGCAAGGATGGAACGTGGACGGCTCTGGCCGTGTGGCATGCCAACTGCCGCAAGTGCGGCGAGGCGTTTACCGTCAAGACGCCGGCATCAGCGAAGCAGTACACCGATTCCAAGAGCTTTGGTTCCAGGCATTGCGACAAGCACAAGCTGCAGCGGCAAGACATGAGCGCATTCAAGACCGCGCTCGCCGCTTTTAAGACTGACTCTGCGCAGGCATGAAAAAGCCCGCACGGGGCGGGCTGGGTTGCTTGATGGCTGGCGCGTCAGATGCCGGTAGCGCGGGCGATGGCTGCGCGACAGATTGCCTTGATCGACTCAATGCGTTGGTTGTCAAAGGCTGGGAACTCATCGAGCACTGCTTGGCAGGCTGCCAGCAGGTCAGGGGCTGCGGCGATGAGCGCGGCGTCTGGCAGAGCAACGGATTCAAGCGCGGTGCGGGGTACGCGATAGTCGGCGGTGTTGCAAACAATCGTGCCGTCTGTGCCGCGCACTTCAGTGCCGCCGACGATGCGCCAAGGTCCGGGTGTGTGTGTGGTTTGCATCGTTTGCTTTCGTTGATGGCTGGTTGATGGTCAGATGAACGCGGCCAGCAGGAGGGCTAACGCTAGGCCGTAGGCGAGGGAGAAGGCGACATCGTGCCAGGTGGTGCGGCTGGTCATGCTGCCTCCTTGGCGTTCATGCCAGCCAAGAAGGCGTGCATGCAGGAGTACAGCTCGCGGGCTGGCATGTGGCCGTGGCCGAAGACATCGCGCACACCGCCGGACTCGTTGGACATGCGGTGCAGCGAGTAGCCGCCGTAGGCGCGGCTGAGGTGGTAGCAGCCGGGCTGCGCGGTATGCTTGCCGTCAGCGTTGAGCGCGTAAGGCTGTGCGGGGCTGTTGGTCTCGCGGTTGATGCGAGCGATAACGGCGTTGAGGTCAGCGAGGGTAATGCGTTGCATGGTTGGCTCCGTTGGGGGGTTTGGGGTGGGTTAGGCGGAGATTAGTTCTGTAGGGTGCGGAACAACTCCAGCGCGCTCTGCTTGTGCATTTTTTGCAGCGATGAGCTGATTGGCGAACTCCAAACACTGCTCACGCGTACCTGAAAAAACGCAGTCTTCGCGCTGCTCGCTAGCCATGCGAACCAGAACGCGGGCTGCGGTTACCGTGATAGCTGCGATGTTTTGAGTCTTGCTGGTGCGCTTCTCAACAGCACGCTTAAGATGCTTGGTGTAGCCCTTGGGCATGGCGAACTGGTTGCACATAAATTGGCCGCCTTTGTAGAACTCGCCATTGAGCGGGCTAACAGCGCCGCCTGCGGGGGCTTGGGTCGGGGCGTTGATGTATTCCATGTTGCTGGTCCGGTTGGTGTGTCGATGGGATGTATTGTGCGGGAATCGCACGATGATGGGATAGGGACAAACCCTACTTTTTTGACGTTGTGCTAGTCTTTGTGTCATGCAAACAACGCAACATGCTGCAAGCTCCAAAAATGAGGGGCTAAAGAGGGTGATGCGCACGCCTGACGGCAGGGAGCTGCCAGTGGGCAGGCCGAAGGGCGTACAGAACCGCCTCACGCGCTCGCTGAAGGAAGCCGTCGAGATAGCCGCCCGCGACTGTCACCCGAAGGGCCTAGCGGGCTGGCTCATAGACCGCGCCCAGGGCGGCATACAGGACCGCCAGATATTCGCGGGCCTTGTCGGCAAGGTCATTCCGATTCAGGTGCAGCAGAGCGTCGAGGGCGGCATCTCGATCAACCTGAACTGGTTGGCGGGGCGTCAGATCGGCACAAAAATGGCACACGCCGAAGTGATCGACGCGCAACCTGTTGTCAGCATTGAGCATTCCCCGCAGAGTCACTGGACTAACAATGCGCAGCCTGATGCGCAAGGGATTGCAGGGGCTACGAGCAACGCTGAGGACGTCAGGCTACCTAGCCCTTCTCTGCCTGATTCAAGCGAGCCTGTGGGCTAATAGGGGCCTTGGCGTGGCATTGGCGGAGGGATGCGACCCCCTACCCCCCTGAAAACGCGGAGGGGGGGGTGGCAAGAACCGGGTCCCTCCCCGAATCTCTAGCATTCCAAAAAAAGCATTTTGCGAAAACCACAACATGCAAGACCCCATCAACCCACCACACTACCGAAGCCACCCCAGTGGCATCGAAGCCATCCAAGTAACCGAGCACATGAACTTCTGCTTGGGCAACGCGGTGAAGTACATCTGGCGCGCCAACTTAAAACACAGCGACCCGCTGCAAGACCTGCAAAAAGCCAAGTGGTACATCGAGCGTGAGATAGCCAGGCTGAGCAAATGAAACTGCAGGAATATCAACCCCGAGACGTCTTCCTGCCCCTGCACAACCGGCAGAAGCGCTGGACTACGGTGGTCGCGCACCGACGCGCTGGAAAGACGGTGGCGATGTGCGCTGACTTGGTGATCGGCGCGTTAGAAACAAACCTGCCAAGACCGCAGTTTGCATACCTCGCGCCATTCAGAGAACAGGCCAAGCGAGTCGCCTGGCAGTATCTGAAAGAGTTGACCAAAGACTTCCAAGCCAGCCCGCCAAACGAGTCGGAACTACGCATAGATATTCAAAACGGCCACAAGGACATCAGCCGAATCTATGTAGCGGGCGCAGATAACCCCGACGCCCTGCGTGGTATGTATTTTGACGGCGTAGTTTTGGACGAAACAGGCCAAATACGCCCGAGCGCGTGGTACAGCGTACTCAGACCGGCACTCAGCGACAGAAAAGGCTGGGCAATCTTTGCCGGAACGCCTGCAGGCAAAAATTTCTTTTGGCAGATACGCGAAGAGGCGCGTCTAAATCCAGACA